AGAGGCAAGAGATTTAAACTTTTTACCAAAAATTAAAAATAAATTGCCATTTGGTTGACAAGTGGCATAACTAGTGTATAATAGAGAAGTGGGGAGTACCCACTACACAAACAAGTCCGAAGGAGATCTTCGGGGAAAGTAAAAGGATATGAAGAATAATACGAAAAGCAATATTGATAAGTTGATTGGTCTTCTAGAAGAAAAGTCAGACACCAAGAATTACAAGGATGATCGCTTCTGGCGTCCAGAACAAGATAAGTCAGGAAACGGATTCGCAATCGTTCGTTTCCTTCCAGGTGTTGAAAACGACATCCCTCTTATTCCACTAAATTCACACGCATTCCAAGGTCCAGGTGGTTGGTATATCGAAAACTGCCTAACAACAATTGGTCAAAAGGATCCAGTTGTTGAACTCAATACCATGCTTTGGAATTCTGGTCTTGATTCTGACAAGGATATCGCTCGTCAGCGAAAGATCAAGAAGCACTGGATTGCCAACATCTATGTGGTTTCAGATCCAACAAATCCACAAAACGAAGGAAAGGTATTCCTTTTCAAGTTTGGAGCACAAATCAAGGACATGCTTCTCAATGCAATGAAACCCGAATTTGAGCAAGATGATGCAATCAATCCTTTCAGCATTGATGCTGATGGTGCAAACTTCCGAATCAAGATCAAGCGAGAGAACGGATACATCACTTACAAGTACAGTAAGTTTGATTCACAGAACGCTCTTTCACAAGATGAATCTGCAAAGAGTCGTATTCTGAAGTCTCAATATGCATTGAAACCATTCAATGACGCATCAAACTTCAAGTCTTACGATGAACTCAAGGCACGAATGAACGAAGTTCTTGGTGGTGACGTTCGTGGTGTTGCTTCACCTCAGAAAACCGCTGAAGATGTTGCAGACGAACTGGTAGAGAAGAAACCATCTCTCAAGTCGAAAAAACCAGTAGAGCAAGACGTTGATGATGAATCAGATGCTCTCTCGTACTTTCAGAGACTAGCACAAGAGTAAATTTAGACAACCTTTAACCTAAAACAGTCCTCCAGTTTGGAGGACTGTTCATTTTATCAACAAATGATTCTATGGTTGTTGATCTGGTGGTGATATTATTGAAATCCCTTGCACCACTGGTATTTAATGTGGTTGCTGCTGGAATCGAATTTCCTGCTATGATTTGACCATCACGCATTTCAACAAATTCTTGTTGACCATCGGTTGGTTTTCCAGTTTGATTTTTTGCCATGACCATCAGTGCTTCATCTCTTTCTCTCTCACGGGTTTGAACTAATCTTTCATTGTTCTCTGATATTTCTGCTGCACTATCGTAAAGAGTTTGATTCTGTTCTATTTTAATATTTTCAGACTCATAGAAATTGATGGTGTTTTCTTTGAGTCGTGCATCAAATTCCGTATTCAGTACAGTCTTTGGGAGATATGACATTTCAGCGTAATTCGACAACGCACCCTGTGTTAGATCGTGTAACACATCATATGATCTCTTAAGATCTATATTTTTAGATTTGACTTGAGATTCCGAATACGAATAATCAGAAGGAACAGACGGCAAGAAGGTGTCGATTCGTCTTATATCCAATACTGGTTGTATTGGACCAGAATTTACTGCTTGCTCCATCAACTTAATTTTATCGTTTCCACTTTCCAAGAAAATTAATTCAGACTCTCCACTTGGTTTGGAATCCGTGGATGAGTTTTTTTTTAATTCTTCTGGATTCGTTGTACCAGATGCTAGAGCATTGTTTACTATTTGGTTTGTAGTATTTTCTTGCATTCTGGTTGATGACGAAGATCCTCTTGGGTTTACAGTCACATTAACATTAAAATTATTATTCACGACACCAGATGCATTTTCTGATTGCTCTTCCTGTTGTGGTAAATTTTCATTTATTTGAGAACCACCAGAATTGATTGCAACCATGTTGCCATCAAAGGCATCACCCAATTCTTTATTTGCAATTGATCTGTTATCGTCCATGTCTGTTTGCCTTTTCTTGTAGTTTCTTTAGATTCTGATCCTCAATATGCTGCCTCAGTTGTTCTACAAAAATGTCCCTTTCCCATGGGATCATATTTTCTATGTCTGTTAAACTTTGTTTTTGTATATACATCAAATTAAAGTTTAACTTAAATATGCTGTTTAGACTTGTGTAGCTGAGGCAGATTGAAAAAAATCACGAATCCCCTTTAGCATTAATGTTCTTTCAACCTGATCTGATGTTTTATATTTTATTTCATGTTGAATCTTTGGCATGGTCTTGAAGAAGTCAATCAGTTTATTAAATTGAATCTTTGTTAGTAATTCTACAAATTCTTGAATTTCTTCTTTAGATGCATTTTTTGTTTCTATTAGTTCCTTTTGAGTCTGGATTGATTCTATGCATTTGAGCATCATGTCATAATAATCATCAGTTTCTTCTTTGTCGATAAAGTCTCTTAAATTTGGATATCTTAATTTAACTATAAAATTATCTAAATTTATTTCGTTTGTGTGGTTTTTATTTAAAACTGGTTTTATGTCTTCCAGATTCAAATATAAAGTAATCTTTTCCTTTGTGTGTGGACACACAATAGTTGGTTCTATTATTTCTCCTATCGATTTGCATCTTAGTTTGACAAAGAAATATTCGATATCAAATATTGGTAACTTTTCCACATCCTTCATCTCAAAGCAAGACTCTATCACCGATCCCAAAGTAGTCAGGAAATCTTGAGTGTTTCCTGTGCTGTTTGCCATCAGTAGTGCTTTTTCTTCCTTAACTGTAAAGGGTCTGAATTTTATTTTCTTTCCAGTAGAAGGTTGAATTGTGTTGTACTTAGGCAGCGAATTCCTCAAATTATCTAAAAATTCTCTCATGATTACCTCATATGTAAATATACTCTTTATACTGAAATGATACGGTAAAAGTTGGATATCCAGATCCGTCTGATGCTAATGTCAGTGGACTAATTGTTGCTGGATATGCTTCCTTTAATACTACTGTTCTGTTTGGTTGCTTGGTTTGACTGTTCAAGCAATTTATGACAACAGTCCCAACTCCACCATAATAGTCAACATAGTCATTAAATTTAGAATTTCCAAAGTTGGCATTCTTATCTTGTACACCACCACTGGAAAGACTTTGTGTTATTGTATTAAATTGTTGACCAGTTAGTTGTGGTACAGTTGGTTCACTTGTTGAATTTTGTTGTGTATCCAGTGCAATTTGTTGCTCAACCGTTCTTGAATCATTGCGAATTATGGTATTCATCCAAGACTCGATATATGTTCTTTCTGCCCAATCCTGATATACTATAAAAGACATACTGCATTGGGTATAACCTCTTTTATATGGCACTTTACGAATGGCTCCCCATATATCATGGTCGTATGTAATGAATAATCTTCCAGGAAGAACAACATTCATGGGATAGCAGATTATTGGTGTTCCATTACCTTGAGCAAGAACCACCTCATACATACCAGATATCTGTGGACCGCCCCTAGACAGAACGTCTTCTCTGAATTGAGTTATGGTTTCGCTTACTTTACTTGTTGCCATCGAATAGCTCTTTTTCTGTAAGTATTATAAACTTCCATGAATTAGATTCGCAAAACTGTTTTGCTGCTTCCCACTTACTGGTATTTATAGCATAAGTAATATTTTCATTAATAAAAGATCTTTTTGATTTTCTTTTGCCCATTTCTGGTTTTTTTGTTTGTTTTGCTGGTTTGATCTCGACAATCATTGTTTCTACTTCACCGCCTTTACTTCTTTTCTCGACAATAAAGTCTGGAATGTATTGGTGTACTAGATTGTCTACGGGTGATTTATAGGGTATACGAAGAGTCTCAAATGACCATCTTAGGATATTTACATTCTCGTCTAAGAATTTGCAAAATTTTCTTTCCCACAACGACCTACAGATAATATTATTTGGATCACCTATATATTTTGTAGTATTCTTTGGTGTAAATCTAGTTTTGTAGGGCATCAAAATATTTAGGAGAAAATAATGCCAGGTTATGTATCAAACGTAGCATCGCTTCAAGAATCAACTGGAACATTTGTTTTTCCTAATGATGGAGAATTGGTCAGTAGCATACCATTATGGATGAAATTCTATTGTTTTGAGTATTCAAACACCGCACTCAATAGGGTTGCTTCGTATTTAAGATCCCAGAATCTTGCAAATGTTCCTGGACTTTCAAATCTGAAAGCA